CAAAGACGATGATCGTGTACTTAGATACATGGCGTAGTCCTAAGCCTGGTTACGATGGAACCTTGCTTGCTGGGAAATAACTCAGTAATGCTTACCTTGTCATAAAGTCCTTTTTGAACTCATTCAGAATTCGTTCCTGTTCTTTCCGAACCTTTCTAAGGAAGACTAACACCTTTAACGGTGAAGCCAACTTAGTATCCGGTTTAGGAGACCCCTTCTCTGCTTTTAGCCACATTCTTTCTACAATCTGATTCATTTCGAATAGACGATCCATTTCCGAACGGAGTTCCATTAACTCCGCGATAGGTGAATCTACCCGCGATGAATGCATTGATGAAAAGGGTTCTTGGAGCCTTGTTACAGGTCCAAAGAACATGTGGAAATATACTAAGTAGATGTTATTCTCTATGCAGTCCGTCTCATCCCAATCACCATTAAGTCGAAAGACTTGGTTAAAGGTACAGACTCAGTTTTTAAGTGGGCCCTCGTAAGGTAAAGCAGCCATAACGGCTTCTTTAGTCAAACGGGTTACCATTTTCTCCCCATCAAATTGTTTTGAAAACTCTAAGATAGGTTGAAAAATGGCAATTTTCGCCCACGGAGCATCTTGCTGTCAAATTCGTAAAGAAGTCTTGTCAGGGGTAAACTCCGTCTTATTAACTACTTGCATTATCAGTCCACGAATATATTCTACCCGTGCCTTTAATAACAAGGACTTGAAGAACGCCCTCTCAGGTTTCACCTGGTCATAGAGGGACTGAATAACAAGTTCATACGGTATAGCTCCGGTATTAGAAAGCATAGTCAAAAGCGCAAAGAGAGGCCAGTTAGGACTCCCTTTACTATATTTTGACTTCCTGCACAATGAATCAAATCATCTCATAATATGATCAGTGGGTATTCCTTTTCTCAACAATGAGAACGCAATATTCACTCGACCCATTATGGTGTTCTGGGAAATAAACATTTTCCAGGACAGTGCAGAACAGTTTCTACCTAAAACTCCCGTTACCTTAGCAAACTCGAATACTTCCTTCTTCTCTGAGATGACTGATTTAGCCAAATTGATACCAACCCCTAACCCTTGCATCACTGCAAGATAGGAATCGGCAACCTTTTTGTCAAAAATCACGATATCATCTCCTAAGAGCTCGTACCCCTGAAATCAATCCTTATTAAAGTGATTGACCCGTTGGAATGCAAACTGCACCAGTAAATGGTGGGTCAAAGCTAACATTGCCCACGAAGACAGAGCGCCCATAGGCTGGCCCACTTCGTACCTTAGTACTCGGTGATGCTCTCGCCCCGGCTCGTCATCGACGTGCGGCAAGACATAGTCCCGATCAACTAACAATTTAGCCCATAGTTTCGCAGCCTCTTGTCCAATTAAGGATGACAGGACACTAACTTGGAGAGAAATAGGTAGCCGATCAGTTGCTGCAGAAAGATCAAAACCATATGATTTTTTTGCCTCTTTAACTTTGGAAAAACAGCGTCTTACGGCTGCTTCCTGATCAAAGGTAGCGTCATTAGGAATTGTCTTGAGAAAGTCAAAGAGATATTTATGAATTGGCTGAAGAGTGGACTGAGTCCACAGATCAACCATCGCAAACACCCTTATTTTTCCCGCTGCTTCCAACTTTGTAGAAAGTTGACCCGCATATAATGGCTTCATTGGTTTTAAAGGATTATCATCCTCAAAATCACCAATATAAGTCTTATGCATTTTAGAGACCAGTTTTAAGTAACCTCCCCTATGCTCGGCAAATTCGATACAGTTGTTAAACTGACCTCGAAGATGTTCGAAACCTAGGAGAAACAGTAGTCGGTCAAGAGTTCTATCCAACCCATGCAATTTTAAAATTGATGGATCGAGTATAGCTCCCAACCATGCTGTTTTGGAGGACGGAGACGAAGTCTCTAACGGTATCAGTGACACTTGTTCTCGGATTTTTATCGATGGGTTTCTCCTTTTCAGTTCGGCTGATAAAACAGCAAGACGTGAAGAGGCATAACCCAAAGACAATAAATCACCAGAGAATTGGTCAGTTATCGTGTTCAGCTTGTACTCACCTGGTAACTTTATAATTCTATAAATAGAAAATAAAGTTGATCATCACCGTATAACGGATGATGAACCAGAGAGTATAGCCCTCCTGTCTCTACTAGGAATAATCCTTGGTAGACCGCAGGAAGCTAAACGCGGTAACGGTCTGTCCGGCTCAATCTCACGTAGAGATTGAAGGTCAGATCCTGCTACTCTTCGTTGCAGAGCAAGCTGTGAACTTTTCAAATAGGACACTACCTGTTTGTGACCATGGTTTTTACCCATAGTTAACAAGTAGGAGAAAAAGTGTGCTAACTGAGAAGATTTCCCAGTAAACTTCACTAGTTTGGTGAAACAGGCCCCGATTACTCGGAAGCCCAATCGCCGTGCTAGTGCTGGCAACTCAAAAGAGTTTGCCAGTGTAACCATCGCTTCCCTTTTAATATCATCTTTGAACAAGTTGCTAAGTGAAAGTCATTTTATTGATTTTTTCATAGTAATTTGTTCTCTTAGATAGTTTCTATCGTATCAACGCCAATACGGCTACTCGATAGAACTCTTCCCTAGCTACAAAATAGCGTCAAGGGTTGGATATAAAGGAAAACAATTTCCGCTGTTCCCGTGAGGGGACGGCAGGCTAAAAGCCACCGGAAACCCACGTAGGACTCCGTCTCGGTATACCGGTAAGTATACAAAGACAAAAGTCGCACTACGTGTAGATCTTGTGGTTCACGCCAAAATGCCCTCTTAGAGTACAAACAATCCAGCAATGGATCTGTGCTCACAGGGATGCATTTGCGATACTGAAACAAGTTTCGTAAATGCCAGATACTCCGGGCCTGCTTGGTTAGCAGGTTGGAGTACAAAACGGTTTACGGGGGGTCAATGACTCCCTAAGATTCCGAACAAACTTGAAAAAGT